AGCACCCAATCTCTCCCCACCACATTTGGACAAGAATGTCCGAATTGAGTCCCGCCGATCTGTGGTAGGCTGTGCACATGACCACCATTGCTAAGGAATGCAGCAAGTGTCACGAGGTTAAACCGGTGGCGGCGTTTGGTCCTAATAGCCGCACCCGCGATGGCTTACGCTCGGCGTGTAATCCTTGTCGCCGCCCGGAGGGCGTCAGGCGAGCGGCATCCGGGCGCGCTGTTTTCGATGGAATGCACGCTCGCTGCGAGAAATCAAACGCTACCGATTACGCCGACTATGGCGGGCGTGGTATCTCGGTCTGCGATAGGTGGAGCGGGCCGGATGGTTTCGAGCATTGGCGTGCGGACGTGGGGCCACGCCCTCCGGGCGTCTATCCGTCCGGCCACCCGCGCTATTCGCTTGATCGAATTGACAACGGCGGCAACTACGAGCCGGGTAACTGCCGTTGGGCTACGCAATCCGAACAGGTGGCCAACCGTCGAACGTTGCGCGGCCTAGAGGCTCGCATCGCTGAGCTAGAGGCGCAGCTAGCCGAGGCGCTAACTCGGAATAACTCGATCGCTGTTCCGGGTTAAGCCGTGCTACAGTGGGCAGCATGTACCCCAACGAGTGGCTAGGCTTGGCCATCCTTTACCAGATGGTCCTGGCCTTCCCTGTGATCTCCGTCCTTGCCGTCGCTATAGTGTTCCTGATGTGGAAGTGCGGCTACAAGCCCGCCCGACGACCTAAGCGAGCCAAATGGATCACGAGGTAGAGCTAACTGACAAGGGCGAGGAACTGCTCGCCACCTTGCAGGAGGGGCGCAACTCTGATGAGCTATGGAACCGACTCGCTATCGAGGCAGTTCGTATTGTGGAGCGCCTTGACTCCCTGGACGGCATCATCCGCAACCGTGGCGTCCTTCACTTGCTACAGGCTAAGCGAGAGGACCTGGGCCTCGGCAACACTGCCAAGGTCGTCGTCACGGTAGATCACGTCTTCACCGAGGCTCGGGAGCAGGCTGGCCAACTGCGCATGATCGCGCAGCAGTTAAAGTTGGGGCAAGCGTCCACGCAGCCGAAGGGCGATTCCCAACTTGACAAGCTCCGCGCTCGCCGTCCCTCCTAGCGGGATTCAGCTACCGCGTTACAACGTCTACCCTCCGCATATCTGGTCACCGGAGGGCGATCGCGCTGTCGAAATTGGCGAACTGTTCGGCATTTACCTGGACGAGTGGCAGAAGTATGCGCTAAGGAAGTCGCTAGCCACTAACAACCACAAGTTTCTGTCCACCGAGGTTGGCCTTGTTCTGCCCCGCCAGAATGGTAAGACCGAAATCCTCCTGGTGCGCGAGCTTGCTGGGCTTATCCTGTTTGATGAGGAATTGATTCTCCACTCCGCTCACGAATACAAGTCCGCCGCCGAGGCGTTCATGCGGATCAGGGACGCTATATACAATTCGCCATATGAGTCGTCCTTCAAGCCCCCGCGCACTTCCCACGGCGAGGAATCAATCGAAACTAAGGACGGCAAGCGGCTCCGCTTTGTGGCGCGGTCTCGCGGTTCGGCTCGTGGATTCACCGCCGACTGCCTCGTTCTCGATGAGGCTATGTTCCTCGCTGAGCAGGCTTTGGCCGCAATGCTGTTCACGCTAAGCGCCCGGCCTAACCCGCAAATTTGGTATGCGTCCTCGGCTGGCCAGGAGGACAGCGAGGTTCTGCGGCGAATCCGTGAGCGCGCTATCGAAATCGAGGCCGGGAATCTGCCGCCGGGCCGATTCACCTATCTAGAGTGGAGCGCCGACCCTAAGGCTAAGTCTGATGACGAGGAGGCGTGGGCTGTCGCTAACCCGGCGCTGAACATCCGCATCGCGCCCGAGTGGGTTCGGGAAACCGAACTTGGCGCCATGTCCGATGTCGAGTTCCGCAGGGAAAGGATGGGCATATGGGATGACGCCGAGACCCTTGCCGTGATCCCTTATGAGGTATGGGCCGGTCTTATCGACCGTGCCGTAAAGCCGATCGCGCCTTACACGTTCGCTGTCGATGTCACGCCGGAACGGAATGCCGCTTCAATTAGCATGGCATGTAAGCTGCCGGGCGGTAAGAGCATGGTGGAAGTCATTCAGTCCCGGCCTGGCGCCAACTGGGCGGTCAGTGAACTGATCGAGCTGGCGTCGCGGCGTGATCCCGCCGCTGTCATCGTGGATTCTGCTGGCCCCGCAGCGACGTTCATTCCCGCCTTGGAGGACGCTGGGCTGCCGGTGCAGGTTGTGTCTTCCCGCGACGTGGCGAGCGCTTGTGGCATGTTCTATGACACCGCTATGGCGGGTAATCTACGCCACATCGACCAGCCGGTGCTAACGGCTGCCGTCCATGCTGCTAAGCAAAGGCCGCTCGGTGATGCATGGGCCTGGCACCGCAGGGACGGTACGGACATTAGTCCCCTAGTGGCCGCTACACTAGCCTTGTTTGGGGCTGCGAAATTTGCCGAACCGCCCCGCGTCAGGGGCTCAGGTAAAGTAATCGCCCTAGACTAACTTAGAGCAGAGGATACTCGCCCGTTGGCTGCCGATACGTTTGCCCCGATCTATATGTTCGGCGAGCGGACTGGCTCTAACCTTCCGCCGCCGCAGGTTGACGCGCTATCGACGCGTGAGCAGAGCTTGATAACCCTTCTCCATAACCGAATGAGCGTCAACAAGGCAAAATACGATCGGTTGGAGAACTACTACTACGGCAAGAATACGTGGTACAACCTAAACATCGGCATCCCTGACACCCTTGCCGGTGTCTCTACTGTCGTGGACTGGCCGCGTATCTGCTGCGACCCGCTTGTGCAGCGCTGTATCGTTGACGGGTTCCGCCTCCCTGATGCGTCTGACGTTGACGAGGACATGCAGATCATCTGGCAGGACAACTCAATGGATGTCGAGTCGCCTCTGGCGTTCCTCGACAGCCTCATCACCGGTACCGGCTACCTGTGCGCCGGAACAAACGACGACGGCTCACCGCTTATCACGGTCGAGTCGCCGCTTAACGTAGCGATGAACTGGGACGTGCAGCGTAATGCGCCCGGCTCGGTGCTGCAATACTTCCAGGTGGACGGCCAGGGCAAGGCGGTGTTGTATCTGCCGGGCGTCTCTACTTACCTGATCCAGAACGTCGTAACCCGCTCGTGGGACGTCGAATACCGCGACGAACACAACATGCCGATCCCGGTAGTTCGGCTGCCCAATCGGGCACGATCGCGGATTAGGCACGGCACATCGGAGATCACCAAGGCCGTGCAGGACACGACCGATTCGACTATGCGGACGATGTTGGGCATGGAGATCGCCCGCGAGTTCTATTCGATTCCGCACCGCTGGGTTCTCGGCGCTGACGAGTCCGACTTCATTAACAAGGACGGCACGCCTAAGACGGCGTTGCAGATGTCTATGTCCAAGTTCATCGGCTTCAATCGCAACGAAGACGGCGAGCTTCCCACTGTCGGCCAGTTCAATGCCTATGACCCGACCGTGTTTACTAAGGTCGTGGAGCTTAACGCGACGCTGATGGCGTCCTACACGCAGTTCCCGCCCGCATGGTTCGGGCACGTTACCCGCTCGGCCCCGGCGTCCGCTGAGGCGATGAAGGTCAATGAGGACGGCGCCGACCGGCGTGCCGGTGAATGCCGCCGCCAGTGGTCCGGGCCCCTCGTGGACATCATGCTCATGGCTCGCCGTATCGCCAATGGCGGCGCCGAGAATCCTCCCGAGTTCGAGCGGATGCAGGTTGACTGGAAGGACACTTCGCTGGTGTCTGACGCCGCCGTGTCCGACGCGATCACTAAGCAAATCGCCGCCCAAGTGGTTCCGCCCCAGTCTGATGTGGTGCTCAAGCAACTGGGCTACTCGTCGGTGGAGCGCGATCAGATCAGGGAAGACATGAAGGCGCACGAGGCGCAGCAGGCGCTACAGGATATCGCGGCTAACCGCGCTAACCCCCCGGTGCCGGGTCAGCCTGGTCGTCCTGCTCAGCCTAAGCCGTTTCAGCCGGTGAGTAATGGCAACGCCGCCCCCGCAGCCAAGTAGCGCGGGGTTTCAGCAGGCTCAGACCGGCCTCTTGATCGCGCTGGAGGCTGAGGTAACGCAGATTTACACCAGTCAACTTAACGTTGCCGACCTCAGGGCGTCGCTCCCGGCGTTCAAGCGTGCCCTGATGGCGATTACTCGACATTACGGGCTGGCCAGTCAGGCTCTGTCGCTTAACTTCTACCGATCGGAGCGCAAGGCTGCCGGGATCACGAAGCCCGTTCGTCTGCCCGCACCTAAGGCGCCGGACCCGGTTCAGCTTAACCGTGGCGTCGGCTGGGCAACCCGTGTCCTGTGGAACAAGGAACCCGCCGTCGATGTCGGGCTCACCAATACCATCGGTGTTATAGAGAAGTCGGTGCTCGATTTGGGCCGCGACTCGATCATCGACTCCGTTCACAAGGACACGCAGGCCGAGGCGTGGGCCAGGGTTACCGAACCTAAGCCGTGCGCCTTCTGCGCCCTGCTGGCCACGCGCGGCGCCGTCTACAAGTCGGAGAAATCAGCCGAGTTCGAGGCGCACGATCACTGCCGGTGCCACGCGCAGCCGGTCTTTACCGGCGTGCCGCACGAATCGTCAGCTCAGGTTCGCGAATTCCAGGCGCTCTACCAGGCCCACCCCGGTTTGCGGAACTTCCGCCGGGCTTACGATGCTAAGTACGGGCTATAATCCGTGGAATGACTCTCACGGTTCGGCGCCGCTTGCTTGCTGTCCTCATGGCCGTTGTTACGGTCTTCGCTTTGGCCTTCGCGGTCTTCCATCAGAGTGAAAGCTCTGCCGCCGCGACTACGCCAGTCAGGGCAGCGTTCTACTACCCCTGGTATCCTGAGTCGTGGACCACACCAGGACCGCATGACAATCCCGCCCTGGGCCTGTATGACCAGAACAACGCCACCATCCTCGCTTCCCATATCTCCATGGCCAAGTACGCCGGGCTCGATGCGTTCATTTCGTCATGGTGGGGGGCGGGAAGTAAGACCGATGTCCGCCTGCCTAACCTGTTGAACGCCGCCGCCGCGCAGGACTTCAAGATCGCTCCCTACTACGAGCAAGGCGCCGTTAGCTCTGACAGCCAGATCGCCACCGATTTCAACCGGCTTGCGTCCCTGGACGGTAACCCCGCATGGTTGCAGGCGAACGGCAAGCCGGTGGTCTTCATCTATAACGCCGCTTCCGGTAACAGCACCTGTTCCGGCATTCAGCGTTATCTCGATGCTGCGGCTGGCCGGTTCTATCTGAACTTCAAGGTATTCGGCGGGTACACGTCTTGCGGTAACCAGCCCGACTCATGGCACCAGTACGGCCCAGCCACGGCGACCGACGCTCAGGGTCCTTATTCGTTCTCGGTTAGTCCCGGCTTCTACAAGTACAACGAGTCCACCCCACGGCTTACCCGTGACCCGGCCCGCTTCGCGTCGAATCTGGCTTCGATGGTGGCGTCCGGCGCGCAGTGGCAGCTTGTTACCACGTTCAATGAGTGGGGCGAGGATACCAGCGTTGAGCCGTCCGCTACGTGGCAAACGCCGTCCGGTGAGGGTACTTACCTGGACACGATGCGTTCGGTGCTTGTGGGTGGCTCCCAGCCCCCGCCAACGCCGACTCCTACGCCGACTCCTACTACGTCCAGCCCGAGTCCGTCACCGACTACGACCAGTCCGACGCCGACTCCTACGCCGACGACGACGACTCCTAGCCCGACGCCGA